CCTTGTAAAATTTCTTCCTCGTCGTAAGATGACGCTTGGCAAATTTGCATGTCGATGTAATGTCCCATATCTGTACAAAGTCTTTGTCTTCTGCTTTTCTAATGCCGCGCCCAATTGATTGTATAACGCGGACAAAGCTCTTTCCGGGCTCAAGAAGAACCAGATTAAAAATACGAGGGATATTAATACCAACAGCGGCCACACCAAAAGTCGCCACAGTAACCTTGTTATCATTTGTTGCATGTTCTTTGTACTCTTCAGCACGTTTAGTGCCCTTAACTTCGCCTGATATAAAAACGGCGCCTTCGATCATTTCTGTTAATAATTTTCCTGTATCGATCCTATTAACTAGGATTAATGTATTGCCTGTCTCTGCTAAGCCTTTGATGAGATTGCTAAAATACGTCATCCTGTCTTTGTTCGTGACAAGATATTTTAATTCTTCTTGATATGTTTTAAATTCTGGTAAATCTATCAATTGTAATACGTTTACGTGTAAGTTACTAAGTACACCCATCTCTTGTAATTGGTGTGCTTTAATGCCGCCAACTACTGGACCAATACTGGCAAAGATAGGTTCTGCTTCAAACGCATCTTTAGGAACAGTTCCAGTTAATCCCCAACGTATAGGTGCGTTACATAAGTTTTGTGTGAGTAAATTCTTCAGCACTTCTGCCTTGGCCATGTGTACTTCGTCGACAATAACTGTCTTAACTCCGTCAAGAAACTCAGCTAGTGTGTAAGCAACATTTTCGTCCCAGTTTTTAGATTTTTTATCTAAAATGTTTAACGATTGCCAAGTACATATAGTGTGTGTCTTACCTAAATCTTTGCGATCACCATAGTAAACACCTACATCTAATTCAACGTTAATAAAATCTTCTTCTGTCTGTGTAACTAAATCTTTATTAGGAACAATAGTAATTGTACGACCATATTTTTCAGCACAATGCGCCAATGTTGCTGTCATAATAGTTTTACCAGCACCAGTAGCTACTTCTTGTAGTGCTTGTGTGTTAGTGAAAAAGCGGTTAACAACTTCTACTTGGTCATCACGTAACACAATAGGCTGTCCGGCAAATCTATGACCTTTAGGCCATACTTTACCCATGTCTGCCCAGTAGTTATTTGTAACTTCTTTAAACTCGATTTTACTAGTTGTACGTAAGTCTTCTAATTCGTCAATATCAATGTCCATGTCTGCAAGTATGCCAAGACACTTTTCTAACTGACTAAGATACCCGTTGCCACCGAGTCCAAACATACTTACTTTTCCATCCCAACGACCTAGTTTATAAGCAGGTCTATATCTTGCTGTTGGATCTTCATACTTAAAAGTGTTGGCTAATTTTTTCCGTGCTTCAAGACTCAAGTTTTCGAACTTGATATTAACTTCGTCGCGAATCACTAATTTTACCGTCATTGCTTTATTCTTCCAATATCCATTATATTCGGTTCATCTGCCCACTCGACAATTAAATCACAATAGTTAGAGTATACAGCAGTTTTGCCGTGACGTAAACCCATACGGCTATCTAGGGCAACCACACTCATTGGACGCCATGCGTTTTTTAGGAAAAATTTCGGTAATTTTCCACTTTGTACACAAGCTACTTTTGTTGTGTCATCTAGTGGATAATTGTACTTTTTTTCTGCGATAAACTGATTGAATTTTTTTCCAGTGTCGTCGTTGGTCAATCTAAAGTAAATTCCAATATGGTCAAAAATTCCATTTTTTTCTAAGGCATCCGACAAAATTTGTAAATTTTCAAAATATTTGTTATTGACAAGAGTGTCAAAAACCACTAGTACAGGCAAGCGTTTTAGTTGAATTAGTGTGTCGACAATTTCTGTCATTGAATGCTGATTTTTATCAACATAGGTTCTTGGCTTGGTTCTGTTAGCTATATTTTCGGTCAAATTTTCACCGAAATTTCGGGGATTTTCCAGGTGGAATTGATACCGTATGCTACGGTCATTTATGATGTTCTGGTCAATAGAGGTTTCAATACCTAAATCTTCGGTGATGGCCTTTTGAAAGTTCTTGTGCTCAATGTTGTGAAGTAAAAATTGCTGTTCGACCTCATTTTTTGACCAAGATTTTATGGTCTCATAATGGGTTTTTATGACATCGTCTATGGTGAAGTTATGTGGTGTTAGTGCTTCGACTAAAATTACGATATTTTTCTCAGTTAGGTCAGCGGTGTACAATTTGCTGTTTGACGTGGCAATTAAATTTTCACAATTTTTCGACAAATTTTGTAAAATTCGGCGAATTTCCGAAGAAAACGTAAATTCTATGAAAAGTGTTAAATCTTGGTTTTCATTTTTTTCTATATAGAATTTTTTTACCTGTTCTATCTGTCTGAATGGTTTTGACCAAAAAGGATCGATTAAACAGTCATTTAAATTTTCTGAAATTTTCGACAATTTTTCACTATTTTCTCGAAAAATACGAAGTAGCAGTTTACTTTGATTTTCCGTGATAAAATTATGGTTAGTGACCGATGTGCCAAGGCTACGTAACACTCTACTGTCTTTGATAGCGATTACTTCTTCAACAGTAGGTGATATAGAATTTAAAATTTCAAGTAAAATATTATCAACTGGTATCATATTGTAAGTATACACTAACTTTTTAGTTAAATCAACCATTTAGAAAAAAATAGGCCTCAATATTATTTAAGGCCTACGGTCTACCTTTTGGGCGAATTGATTACAAGGTTGCGTCTTCCATGCCTGCGACACGTAATTTTACAATATTTGTAATTTGCCATTGTTTCTGGTCAAGTGCTTTAGTAATACCCAACCATTTGTTGCGTAGTAAGGCAAATTCGTTGATAATTTTTTCAAAGTCAACTACATCTGCCTCACCTTCAACATAACGATGACAATCTTGACTACTTAGAGCACGTTGATAGTTTTCTAAGTACTTGCGAAAATGCTGACTTTTAAGTCTGCGTAATTCAATGTTAAGATATTCTAATATTGCCTCGATTTCCTGTAATTGACCAAATCTTTGTTCAACAATGCCAGGCATACTTGCCGCGGCACGTTCAACATTACCGGTAATTTTACATTCTTTTCTTGCTTCCTCTAATTCTGAATTAAAATATTCAGCCGCATCGGGAATATTAGAAATATCTTTAGCAACGTCAGAATACCAACCCATTAAAACTCCAATTCGCCGTAATCGTCATCATCTTCTTCGATTTCTTCGTCATCGTTGAGATAATAACCGATTGCTTGGTCAAGTGTTTCGTCTACACCTGTTGCAGCTTGAAATACCTTGTCAGATACTCCAAAATCTGCTAATAAATCAACGTAGCGTTCAGCTACAGTCTCTAATTGTTTCTTATCTATGTATTCAACAAAGTTTAACCAGATATCGCCTACTTGTGTTTCACTCAACATTTTCTTCTGTCTCCTCAGGAATGGTTGTGGTGGTATTTTTTAAATGATAATTTGCCATTATCATATCTAATTTATCATCTTTCCATTCTTTTCGGTACAATAAGGTTTCTTCACCGGTGGTTGGGTCAACATATTTTAGTCTATTACCTTGTTGAACAAGTATGCCTTGCTTCTCAAGCATATCAACCATACCGCTGTAAGGATTCATACCTGTTTCATATGGAATCTTAATTTGTACAGTTTCAAAAGGTTTACTGTAACGAGTTTTCATAATCTTACATGATGCACGAATACCCATTACATCTGATACCTTGTTGCCGTCTTCGTCTTCTTTCAACTTTAATTTTTTCATAGCAACTACAATTGAACTTGCGTAAACAAAGCCCTGCCCGCCTGAAATTTTGTCATCTGGATCAAACATATCTTGACTAGCGTATGTATGGTTAGTACATACCATTCCAACATTATAGGATCCAAACATATTAACACAATTACGCACTAGAGCTGTAAGTGCTTTAGGTTTACGACCCATATCGCCTTTCAAGTCTCCCGCTTCAAACTGGTTGATATCGGTAGGGGTAAGCAACATACCCAATGAGTC